TTCTATGGCGATGAAGCAAAAGGACAAGTTGCCAAGTACTTTGCGGACAAGGCCGAGGCGAAGGGCGTTCCTTACCAGTGGTCCGCCCGCGTTGGCGCGCAGAACGCCGAGCATCGCATTACCCATAAGGCGTGCGATTTCACGGCCAGGATTTTTCCGAGCGCATGCGCATACAGAGACATAAAGGCCATACTCGGCGCAGGCCACTGTTTCCTGCCGGACCACTTCTTCAAGGAGGCAATCCACCTCGGCATACCGCTTGACCGTGTCTGGGTGGACCCGCATGCGATGTGGTTGAGCAGCGAGCATGCGGCCGAGAACATAGATACGGCCAACGCACGTGGCTCAACTGGATGGGGCGTAGGCGCCGCCGTTGCCGAGAAAGTGCGACGCAAGCCAGGCACCAAATTGATCGGGGACTGTCCAGAGATGGAAGTGCTGGGCGATCGCCTAACCGATGTGCCAACTCTCCTGCAGCAAATTGACGGACCAGGGCTGTTTGAGGGAAGCCAGGGAGCGCTCCTTTCTCTTGACCATGGGCATTACCCGTACTGCACGGCCAAGAACGTTACCGTGCCTTCCATATGCGGGGAGCTTGGGATTGGGTTACAGCGAGTGCGCACGGTAATCGGAGTCATGCGCATGGTGATGATGAGAGTGCCTGGTCCATCAGGTCCAACCGGAGGAACCGAGATCACCTATGATGAGGTTGAAGCGAGAACCGGCCTAAGGTTGCCTCACCATCGCCGCCTGCAGGGCGATAGCACTCTGTGGGCGGCGTCTACCAGGGGCACCAAGGCGGAGGAGGAGCGTCTTTTCGACATCTCGATCGAGGAGCTTTACCGTTCCCATCTCCTTAACAACTATGACTGCCTCGTGGTTTCGTTCGTCGACTACCATCGCAAGGGCAACTACAGGGCTACCAAATGGAATCAACTTCACAAGGATACCCGTGACCTGATTCTTGAGATTGACAGACAGATCGCCCCTGTCGTCTTAATAAGAACCGGCCAGGGTGAGTTTGATTATATAGAAAGGGGGTAATGCAATGGGATCACAAACGTACACACAGACTGAAGTGGATGACATGGTTAAGCAGGCCGTCGTGGACGACAGGATAGCCACGCTTGAGAACATCTTGTCCATATGCAGCACATCAGACAGCCTCGGAAGTCTCAAGTCACTGATCAATATGATGCTCGGTGGGTTGCAGCAGACGAGACCGAGGATTGTCTGTCTGTGCGGGTCAACTCGTTTCAAGGAGGCATTCCAGAAGGCGCAGCTTGAGGAAACGCTCGCCCTGCGCATCGTTCTAACAGTGGGCAGCTACACCGTGTCTGACGATGAGCTGTTTGCTGGCTGGCCAGAAGATAAGGTTAGGCAAAAGAAGGCCGAACTGGACAAGCTGCACAAGCACAAGATAGACCTTGCCGATGAACTGCTGGTGCTGAATGTTGGCGGGTATATTGGAAGCAGCACCGCATCTGAAATTGAGTATGCCAGGCGCAAGGGGAAACCAATCCGTTACTTGGAGGGCATTGGGGCTGGTTAGTGGTTGGGTTAATGGTTAGGTTAATGGCTGGGTTAGTGGCCGATTAATGGCCGATTTTGGCACAGTAAATCTCAGGCTAATCTGGGGTTAACTTGGGTTAACTTGGGCTAATTTGGGCTAATCTGAGTAAACTTGACAATTTTCCATTGATTTATGTTTCAATTAGCATAGGTAAATTGGTAAATTTTGGTGAATTCAGGAGTTGAATGGCGCAGTCTATAAGATTTGAGACGTTGAGACATTCGGAGGCATTCGATTACTACTACGCAATGGGGCCGAACAGGAGCTACTCTGCGGTTGCCGACAAATTCGGAATCTCCGGCGTGTCGGTGATGAAGTGGGCACGCTCGTTTGACTGGACAAATAGGGTGCGTGAGAGGGACAAGCAGAATGCCACAGTGTTGAATGCGATCACCGACTCAGCCGTCATTGACCAGCACGAAAAGATTTTAAAAGTTGTGGACAAGCTGATTGATCAGTGCGCAACGACCGACAGCAACGGCAATATTGTGCCAAAGATTCACTGTTCATCCGTTCAGGACTTTGAAAGGGTAGTGAAACTGTTCCTGTTGCTGAAGGGTGAACCAACCGATAGGATAGAAAATGCAAACGTCGACGCCCGTGAGATCATCAATGCAAGAATTGATAGGCTTATGGCCGCAGCAAATCAAAACCGCAATTAACGACATGTCGGGCGGTGAGCTGCTGGCCGTGCTGCATGACTGGACGCTGTGGGCACGTCCTGATCAGTTACCTCCTGCCGGTGACTGGTTCGTGTGGATGCTACGTGGCGGTAGGGGTTCAGGCAAGACACGAACCGGCGCAGAATTTGTCATTGATAGAGCACGTTCTGGCGCACGCCGGATAGCGCTTGTTGGCCAGGCCAAGGGGGACGTTCGTGATACCATGATTGAACTGGGCGATTCGTCCATTTTGAGATGCTCTCCACCGTGGTTCCGCCCGCAATACGAACCAAGCAAACGCAGGTTGACATGGCCAAATGGCTGCGTTGCCGTTGCGTATTCCGGCGATGAACCTGACCAGTTAAGGGGTCCGCAGCATGACACCGCCTGGGTAGATGAGCTGGCTAAATTCAAGTACCCTCAACAGACATGGGACAACTTGGAAATGGGCATGCGCCTTGGAGACCCACGGGTTGTAATCACCACTACGCCGAGGCCTATTCCACTCATCAAGAAGCTGCTTACCGATCCGAGAGTGGTAGACGTCCGTTGCTCAACCTATGACAATATTTATTTGGCTGAGCAATTCCTTACCAGAGTGAAATCGATGTACGAAGGAACTCGACTTGGCAGGCAGGAAATTTACGGTGAAGTGCTCGACGACAATCCGAGAGCGCTCTGGAAACGCAATGACATTGAGTCATCCAGAGTAGTAAAGCAGCCTGACCTGCAGAGGATAGTGGTGGGCGTGGACCCTGAAGCGGAATCCGGCGCAGAGTCGGCCGAGACAGGGATCGTCGTTGTAGGGATTGCCACGGTAAACGGCTTGGTACATGGATATGTGCTGGATGACGTGTCGTTGAGGGCAACTCCAGACGTCTGGGCACGGGCTGTGATCTCAGCTTACAACAGGCATAAGGCAGATGCCATTGTGGTAGAGGTTAACAACGGCGGAGAAATGGTCACGCACACCATACGAACAGTAAGCTCAGTCAATTGCAAATCAGTTAGGGCTACCAGGGGCAAATACACACGGGCAGAACCTGTGGCAGCTCTCTATGAGCAAGGACGCATCCATCACGTTGGTTTTTTCCCTGAGCTGGAAGACCAGATGTGTGAATGGTCTCCTGAACAAAAATCTCCGGATCGCATGGACGCTCTTGTCTGGGCAGTAACCGAGCTGATGGGCGAACAGATCGAACAGGTCATGGTGACATATGATGCCATGCAAGAGGTTGACCTGATGATATGAATGAGATTGAACAGTTGATAATGGAGGCCACCACCGCCGTCGAGAAAGAACTTTCCATTGAGGATCGAGGGTGGCTTAACTTAAGCGCTGGCCAGCAGGTTATAAGCCCATACGATCGCATTAACTACATCAAGCAGGCAAGGATTTACTACAACATGGACCCATTAGCTCATCGGGCGGTATCGCTGTGGACTGATTACTCGTTTGGCACAGGGATGACTTGGTCATGTGACGATGATGGCGCACGAAAAGTGCTTGAGCAGTTTTGGGGCAGCAGGGACAACAGTCCGATATTAGGCGCAAAGGGACAGCGCAAGTCAAGCGACAAACTGCTTATTGATGGCGAGGTATTCTTTGCCATATTCCTCGGCGCCGGACAGTCAACCATAAGGCATATTGATCCCTTGGAGATCACCGAAATAGTTACTGATGAGGACGACAGGGAGCGCCCAATGTATTACAAACGCAACTGGTCTACGCCTCAAGGCCAGCCAAGAGAGGAGTACTACCGCAGCTTCGTCAATTTGAAGGGTGAACCAGCGACAGATTCTATGGGCAAGTTGATCACACAGAAAGAAGGGGCGGTAGTGTATCATCTCAACTATAACTCGACAGAGCAAAGGGGAAATTCATTGCTGCTCCCTGCTCTTGATTGGTTAAAGCAGTATAGGCGCTTCCTTGCTTCGAGGGTGGCAATAGTGCTGGCAATGGCCAAATTTGCGTGGAAGGTTAAGGCAATAGGCGGACCATCAAGCATTGCGGCAGTAAAAAGCGTTTACCAGGACGCCGCTCCGCAGTCTGGTTCAATTTCAATCGAGAACGCCAACGCCGACCTTCAGCCAATCAAGACAGACACTGGCGCACGCAACGCCTATGATGACGGACGCATGCTGAAATTGCAGATATGCGCAGCGGTTGGGATTCCAGAGCAATACTTTGGGGACATTTCAATTGGCAATCTGGCTACCGCCAAAACAGTAGAGCTGCCGATGGTTAAGCAGTTTCAGTCCTATCAGCAGGTTTGGGCTGATGCCTATAAGGACATAGATGAGCTTATTCTCCAGCACAATGGAATTCCACAATCACATTGGTATGTGGACAGGGATTTCCCGCCAATTGCGCCGGCAGATGCGCTCGCTGTGGCTCAAGCTATATCTCAAATCACAATGGCGTTCCCAGATTTTGTAGACTCACCGGACGTAAAGCAGCAGGCGCTTATAGCTCTGGGCATTAATGACCCTGGTGAAGTCCTTGACGCCATGAGCAAAGAGTCGGTTTCAGAGATAAGCGCCAGATTAGCTAAGGCTTTGAGAGATTTTAAGGAGGTTGTAAATGTCAGAGATTTGCCCGATATGCGGAGGCAAGGGAGCAATTGAACACAATGCAGGACTCTTTGTTAGAAAATGCGATGCTTGTGGAGGAACTGGACGGATTGATCAACCTTCTGGAGACCAATCCGCCGGCAGACCCGTACAGCAAAATGGCCGAAAGACAGGAAAGAAAAATCCAGCGGGCGATGGCGGCATATTTTCAATCCCTGATGCAGGCAATTCCAATGTCCGAGATTGAAACTATATATTACAATGAAGTAGCCAGGAGAAGGACCGAAATTGCCAGGAAAGGATAGAGTCAGGAAGGCAATGGACCCTGTTTTGGACAGGCTTGGAGGCGCCTTGCACTCAGTGCTGGTGGCTCACCTGGCGGATACTTATCTGGTTGGATACGAGGACGTCGCAGACATGGCAAAGCAAGGCGCCGTGATTGCCGGCGTGGGCGTTTCAATTGATCTTCCAGCATATGAGGAGGCTCTTGAATGGGCTATCAGGCAGGGATCAAAATTGATTACCAATATCAACCAGACAACCAGGGAACAGATTGCGCAGGCTGTGTCGGACGCCATAGAAGAGGGCGCAGGCGTTGACAATTTGTCCAAGGCGATTAGAACAGAGATCATGGACATGACCAGATACCGGTCTCGACTGATCGCACGCACTGAGACGGCTAACGCTCTCCAGGCGGCGTCGTTGGACGCAGGCACTAAACTGGGGGCTACGCACAAACGGTGGGTTGCTGATTCACTGGCCTGCCCTATATGTGCAGCAAACGCCAGTGAAGGTGACATTCCAATAGACCAGACCTTCTCCAGCGGCGATCAAAGGCCAGCAGCACATCCCAATTGCAGGTGTGCTCTCGCCTATTCAATAAAGGGGGCTGAAGCTGCCATTCCTGGCGCTGAGCTTAGCCAAAAGGATATCTCAATAAGTAAGAGTTCTTGGGGCGAACATACAGATGTGCAAATAGAGTATACCACCGATGAGGGTGAAAAGACCTCTTCAGTCTCATTTTCCGTAGATCACACCAAGAAACTATCGGTGATCGGGAAAATAAACGTCGACAAAAGAGATAGAAAACGGGGAATAGGGTCTTCTCTCATCAGTTTGGTTACTAAAAACTCACCTAAAGATTATACCATTACTACTACTGGCGTTTTTAGCGATCAGGGACGGGCGTTGTTCAATAGCTTAGTAAAGAAGGGAGTTGCCATTAAGACTGAGGACAATTTTATTATAATGCCTTTTAGTATTAAATCAGGAGGCCACTAATGCCATACAGTAAGTTAAGCGATTTGCCGAGCAACGTGAAGGCTCTTCCTCAACATGCGCAGGAAATTTATCAGGCGGCGTTCAACTCTGCCTGGGAGCAGCACAAGGGTGAAGACGGCGCTGAACCACGGTGCCATGCCATTGCTTGGACGGCGGTCAAAGGCAAATACAAGAAGAACGACCGTGGCGATTGGGTGGCCAAGGAATCTACCAAAGAGGCGGTTCACCCGCATGGAGATCACGTTTGCATTTGCTCTAAGTGCGGGAATGAGATTACCGTTGAGGCCGGCATGAAGTGCAATGAACAGGTTTGCCCAAAATGTGGCGGTCCCATGATAGCACAAACAGCAGGTGAGAGAAGAGAAAGTGCGGCGAATGAGTCTGCACTTACCGGCACATCGCTCAAAGAGCAGAATATGAAGACTGAGGATGGCGTACAATATCCAGCTGAGGCATATGCCTATGTGCCCGACGCCGACAAACCTTCCACTTGGAAGCTGCGTTTGTGGGAAGACCTGCAGAAAAAGGTTACTCGGTCGCAGCTTGGGCGGGCGGCAGCTGCTCTTTCCCCTGGTGGTTTCCGTGGCCAGAAGGTAGATATCCCAAGAGAGGACCTGCCGGCGGTT